GTCCGGGCGACCGTGGTATGTGGGCGCATAACGCATCGCCCGGCATCCAAACCGAGCCCGCCTAGTGCGGGTTTTTTCATGCCCACGGGCTTACAATAGACGAGCCCGGCCGGCGTTTCTGTCACCGGCCGGGCTCTAACCTCAACGTGAAAAGGAGCTTCACATCATGGCTGACGTAAAAGACCTTATCGGGAAGGTGTTGTCGAAAGTCGAAAACAAAGACGACAGCGAGATCGTATTTACATCGACAGACGGCAGTGTGTGGCGCATGTTCCACAGTCAGGACTGCTGCGAATCGGTTACTGTGGATAGTATTGTTGGCGATCTGAGCGACCTTGTGGGGTCGCCCATCCTTATGGCCGAAGAGGCGACCAGCGACAAAAATCCTGAAGGTGTCGCAAAGGAGTGGCAAGACAGCTGCTTTACATGGACTTTTTACAAATTTGCCACTCGAAAAGGTTATGTGGATATTCGCTGGTACGGGGAAAGTAATGGTTGGTACAGCGAATCGGTCAATTTTGAATTGATGAATGATCGATAAAAACCCGGATCAATCCGGGCTTTGCTTGGTTTTGATCTGGAACAGCTCCCACAGCGCCGGGTCCATTTCCCTATCTCCGGCCTCATACCTTGCCCAAGCTAACCGCTGCTTATAGATCAGTTCGGCGGCTTGGGTTTGGGTGAGGTGGGCAGACTGTCGAGCTGCCCGGATTTCTTCGGGTGAGGGTGGGGTCATTGCATGGGCACCCATCTAAATTTGACATCCTCGCCGACATGAGCGCCATGTCGCTTCATAACTTCAAATCGGGCGAGGAGGCGAATCATGATTGCGTCCGATGCAACTTTATTCGCGGGCTCCAGCGGAACGAGATTCCCGTCAATCTCCAGTACGTAACAACCATCCTCGTGGTTGGTTTTGTCAATGATTCGGTAGGTGCCGGGGGGCAGCCAATCCGAATAGTCATGCTTGAGAGTCATTTCAAAAGCCTTTCACGGACAAACATTCCGTAATCCAAAATAAAGTAGTGGGCACCGCCTTTTTCGCGCCGGGACACGATGTCCATGCCGAAGACTTTCCGGGCGGCGCGGATGTGGCGAACAGCGGTGGCCTTGCTGATTCCCACTGCGCCCGTTAGTTCGTCTAGGCTTGGCTCATGCTCCGCGATGTAGCGCAGGGTGCCCAGCAGCGCCACAAGTAGGCGCTGGGCGTCTTTGCTGGAGTCGGGCGGGGTTGCCAGCTTGCGGGGCATCGGGTTAGCTGACGGGCTCACACCACGCAAGGGGCGTTTTGATCCCACAAAGCCGGATGACTTCACGGAGCGCAAAGACTTGGTTATTGCTGTCACGGCATGCGTCCATATAGGACTCGGGCGTTTGCTCTTGCAGCAGGACGGTCTCTTGTCCGATGGGCGTAATCTCGCCATACCACTTATCGATAAGGTCCGCGGCGGCATTGATGTCCGATTGAGTCAGGTCATAGTCAGGGTCGGAGTATGCGTCACCCAGGACGGTAGCAAGCGCCGGTTTGGCGGGGTGCAGATCGCGGACGGAAAGCAGGGTAGCGAGTGAGAGTTTCATGATGTTCTCCGGTTGGAGCTGGTTGATCCGCACTAGCACCCTGTCACGGCGCTAGGACTGAGCAATCAGAGATCTTCGGCTGGGACTTCAACCCAATACGCGGCGCCGTCATCGTCAATCTCTTCCGCCTCAAAATGGGCAACTCCCCATCCGTTTTTCTCCATCTCTTTTGCGGCCTCGATGGCCGCCTCTTTGCCGCGCACAACTTCCCACGCATTGGCGGACACGACTTTAATCTTGTTGGTCATTTTGTTTCTCCTTGTTTTGCCGGTTTATCCATCAGAGCCGCCTGTCACGCGGCTCGGGTTGGGTTGTTAAATTTCTTCGCCGGCTTCGGCGAAGCCCGAATGGTCCTCTAGAGGGACTTCGTGCCGGAAAACCCGGCCGTCCGCCCACGGGGCCGAAGAGGCCGCCGCGCGGGCTTCCTCCTCAGTTGCAAAAAATTGTTGCGCCTCTTCTCCAGAGGCTGCAAAGCAAAAACTGTTTTTCAGTCCAGTCATTTTCTTTCTCCTTGCTGTTTGGTTCTGCGCCATCGCTGAATCCATGACTCTATTATATCCAACGGATACAAATAATCAACAATGATTTTTGTGTGCTCGATAGGTAAGACCTATAGAGAGCGAAGCCAAGCCCGCCTAGTGCGGGTTTTTTATTGCCGGTACTTAAAGGGGGGAGAGGTAGCTTAGAAGCTCCAATTTTTGCGAGCTAATAGCGTGTCCGATTCGCCCGAAAACGAGATTCGATCAAAAAGACCGGCCACGGAAGACCGGCGCCCTGTTGATTGGGATCGGATTGAGCCGCTTTACCGTGCTGGGGTGCGCTCTCTCAAGGATATTGGGTCTGAGTTTGGCGTATCGGCGCCCGGAATCCTGAAGAAGGCCAAGAAAGAAGGATGGTCACGCGATCTGTCGGGAAAGATCAGGGCGAAGGCTGAAGCTCAGGTTAATGCGGCAGCGGTTAATGCTTCAGTTAATGCGGAAACCAAGATTCGCGAACGTGACGTTATCGAGGCCAATGCGCAGGCCATTGCAAACGCGCTGCTGTCCCATCGCAAGGACATTGCACGCAATCGAGGGTTGGCAAACAAGCTGCTGACCGAACTCGAAGCCCAGGTTGATAACCCGGAAGAGTTTGAGAAGCTGGGCGAGCTGATGTATTCCCCCGACGACAAGGGGATGGACAAGCTCAACGACCTATACAAAAAGGTCACGTCGCTTCCGTCGCGCATCGACAGCGCGAAAAAGCTAGGCGAAACGCTGAAAGTGCTGATTGCACTGGAGCGTGAGGCTTATGGCGTAGATAAAGAGGTCAAGCAGGACACCGGACTGACGGGTGAGTCGGTTGCAACGCTGAAGAAGCTCAAGGCTGCGCTTGAAAATGCAGATTGATCCTTCCGAACGCAAAGCCCTGCTAGCAGCGATAGACAAAGAGCTTTCGCGGCGTCGTCTGGACTCTTACACGCCATACAAAAAGCAGCGAGATTTCCACGACGCGGGCGCTACGCATCGCGAGCGGCTGTTTATGGCTGGCAACCAGCTTGGGAAAACCGTTTCCGGCGCTGCTGAAATGGCGATCCATTTGACGGGCAGATACCCCGAAGACTGGAAGGGCCGCAGATTCAGCAAGCCAATTGCCGCGTGGGCGTCGGGCGTAACCGGCGAATCGGTGCGCGACACCACGCAAAGGCTTCTCGTTGGCCGTCCTGGCGAATATGGGACGGGAATGATCCCGGCGGATTGCATCGTCGGCGAGCCAAAAAGAGCGATGGGCGTTGCCGACTTGCTTGATAGCGTTTCGGTCAAGCACGCATCCGGCGGAAACAGTCGGCTTTATTTCAAGCGCTACGAGCAGGGCCGGGAAAAGTGGCAGGGCGAAACGCTGGATGTAGTGTGGTTTGACGAAGAGCCTCCGCAGGATATTTACACCGAAGGTCTGACCCGTACAAACGCAACTGGCGGAATGGTTTATCTGACATTTACCCCGCTGATGGGAATGTCTGACGTGGTGATGCGCTTTATCAGCGAGCGCAGCCCGGACCGGATCGTTATCTCCATGACGATTGACGACGTGGATCACTACACGCCCGAAGAGCGGGAGCGGATTGTGTCCAGCTACCCCGCCCATGAGCGTGAGGCGCGATCCAAGGGTATTCCAACACTCGGCAGCGGGCGAATCTTCCCGATTGAAGAGTCAGCTATCTCTGTCAATCCGTTTCCCATTCCAAACCACTGGCCACGAATCAACGGCATCGACTTCGGATGGGATCACCCGACTGCTGCCGTTCAATGCGCATGGGATCGCGACTCGGATTGCTGGTACGTCACCAAGGGCCACAGAGCCAAAGAGACAACCCCGCTATTGCACTCTGCCGCTATTAAGGCGTGGGGTCCGTGGGTGCCTGTTTCATGGCCTCACGATGGATTGCAGCACGACAAAGGCAGCGGTGAGCAGCTTGCCAAGCAATACGCAAACCACGGCCTGCTAATGCTCCGTGATCGCGCCACGTTTGACGACGGATCGAATGGCGTAGAGGCGGGGCTAATGGACATGCTTGATCGCATGCAGACAGGGCGGTTCAAGGTCTTTAGCAACCTGAGCGAATGGTTTGAAGAGTTCCGCATGTACCACCGCAAAGACGGGAAGGTCGTGAAAGAGCGTGACGACCTCCTTTCGGCTACCCGATACGCGCTGATGATGAAGCGAAAAGCAGTGGTGAATATCCCCAAGAGAACGGTTTTCCAGCAATACGACGGCCCTAGAGATATGGAGATTGGCCTGTGACCATCTACGAACAAGACAATCAGGCCGACGAACCCGGCGCACTTGACCGGACGCGCCGCGATGCTTTCCTGCTGTCCCTTATTGCCAAGCGCAAAGAAGCCATTGCTGGCCGTATTGCGTCGGGAATTGAAACCGAATGGCAGGAGGACGAGGAGCATTACCAAGGCATTGACGACGCGAATAGAGCCTATGCCGCGTCATCCACCAGCTACGCAAAGCGATGGGCGACGACCGGGCGCGA